GTCTGTTGCAGTAATCTCATACAATATCTCTTCTTTCAGCTCGTTCCAGCTCATTCAAGCACCTTAGAAGGACGCTGGAATGGATAATTCAAAGGAGTCGATTGTTATTGTTGTACCAGCAACCAGACTCGTTGAGCTCATATTGAGCTGGGCACCCGATACTCCGATTGTGCCGTCAATTCTTGGATACACAAAGCCGGTATCCGCTCCGCCAGCGTCAACCCCGTTGGCGTAAAATCTGAACCACGCAGCAATTCCTGTTGAAGCAACAATGCCAGACCATACATCTCCGCTTCGCTTGGCAATTGCTGCACTCGCCGGATCTCCGAACTCAATCCCGTTTGTAACCACGCCAGACACAAATGCCCCACTGCTTATTGTGATTGAAACAAGCAGCGCTCCGTTGTAAGCATCATCCGGAGACGTGGGCTGACTTCCCGAGTAAATCTTCAGGATGCCATCCTTGAATACATCTTTCAGTGAACCACCTGTCAAGCAGACAATGGTGACTGACTCACTCGCTGCGTCGGCAGCAAGCAATCCTGTCGCCACGGTAATCTCACCAACAGCGACAGTGAGTATGGTAAAGGGCCCGTGTATTGCTGCCATACCGCCAGTAAAACCGTACACCATTATGGAGTCGCCTGGCTCAAATCCTGCTGCGACGAAACCGTTTGCTGAGTCGGTAAAGCTATCCGGACTTGCTCCGCCATCAACCGCTGCAATCGTAGTACCTGTTATCGTAGCAACGTGTCTTGCAGGGACACCACCCAATAACTTGTTTCGTAAGCATGTGCTAAATCTCAGTGGCATATTACCCTCCTTATTGTAATAAACAAATATATTTATCTTCAAAAGCAACAGCGCTGCCAAGGTTGCTGTTGGGATATTCGATCTTTGAAACCGACAAATTCTTAAAACCCCCGTCTGGCAACCCAAGACAAATACCGTTATCAGAAGCCCAAATCACAGCACGCTCAGGATAACCCTCGCCAATGTATGAGCCATCAATTTTGACAGCGGTTCCCATTATTGCTGGATACGTGCATACAACCTTCCGCATAAACTCAGTCGGATGCAAGCCCTGAAGGAAGTATGTTCTCTTCATATCACTTACAAATATTCCAGCAAACACTGACTTAACCATCTGAATTTTTGACTCGAACCAGATGTAATTACGAGCATAATCGAACAAGTTGTATGCGAACGGTTCACTGTGCCATAAGACATTGTCCTTAGCAACATACATTCTCCCGTTATGATGTTCGACCAGATGCCCTGTCGGAGGATTTGAAAATTGCCTGAATGTTGGGCGGGTCGCAAGCTGCGTTGGGATTGACCAGACATACGAATGATCACCTTCAACATATCCAAGCTCGTATCCATTAACATAGTAAATACGATTGACTACTTGAACACAATCAAGGCGAGCGTTTAACGTCATTCCACTGCGCAAACCTATTCTGGAATAGTCGGGATTGAGCTTGTACAACGAATCTCCCGAAACAAACAAGCAGTCCCCGCCATCACAAAACAGTGAATGGCACACCTCGGTTCGTACGGTGGGAGCAAATCCGTGTCTTCGACTGACCTGACCACTCTTATCAATCTCGACATTGTAGGCAAGCGTCAAATCGTTGACGCCCGTCTGAGGATCATATTTCACTCGGGACTTAGCGACCTTTACGTTGAGTCCAGTTGCGTGACGAAATACAGTTATCATGCGTTCCAGAAACTCCTTGAGACAGACCCACGTCTCTTCTCGATCCATATTGCTAACTTAACCAAGCCATCTTCGTATTCGGCTAAGCACTCATTGTAATTCTTTTTCAGTTCCTTATCACCACTCTCAATCTTATCAAAGACCATTGAAGCAGCTTTCGGAACAATCACCTCTCCGTGTAAAGCAATCGGTATGTCAGAAGGAATGTGCGTGTTCTCCGTTGGTATAAACGGATCAGCGAAGAATATGATAGTCAGTGTTGTAATTTCTGATGGGATCGGCTGATAATACAACACACTTCCAAGTAAAGCTACATCGACAACATCCCCACTCTCATCAAGTGCAGGATATTTTTCGAGGAGAGCATCGAAACCTTCTTCCATGATATTAACCTTTCCATTAGCTGTGCCGCAATAAGTGAGCCTTCCGGAAAAGTTACTTGGCATCGCAGTCCAAGCCTGACCAACGATCGTCTCAGCACTACCCAACCGCTTCAGCGTAGGCAGGTCAAATCGCTCAGCGATGAGCCTTATACTATTCTGAACATAAGTTGGTATCATGCTGAGCACATCAGCATCAGCTGTTTTTACTTTCAGCTTTACTTCGCTTACAAGCTCTCCAAAGTTCACGATGCCCTCCTCGAATGTTAATCAGAAACGTCAAAAACCAACACTTCTTACTGCTTGCCAGGCACCTTGCTTATCAGCATATGGAACCTTGCCTTGCCGGCTGTGATGGCGCCACCTGCGTTGCTGAAGTATGCTACAACGACAGGTACGGTGGTTGCTGCTCCAACAATGAACTGCGAAGGAGCGTTGGTCACTGTACCACCATAGGCGCTTGTCAACCAGGCGCTGGTATGTGCTGTGACTGGCATGTAGTAGCCAGCCGTGCCGAAGGTAATGTCTGTAGTGAGGATGTAAGCATCCACGTCAACAGTGGTGACCACACCTCCTGTCGTGATCGCGTCTGTTGCGATAGTGCCAATGCCGACTGTGCAAAGCGCAGCATCAGCACTCACTGTGAATATCGTGGAGACTTCGAAGATGACCTGGTGAACGATGGTGAGCTCATCCGCCTTGGGAAACGAGAAAAGGATAGAAGCCAGATCCTCGGCAGCGACGCCATCCATCTCTCCGCTGGTGATCCAGTACGGATTTTCCAGCACGTTGGATCTCTGATCCGTCCTTCTGTAATCAATGCAAGTTACAGTTGCCATAATATTTCTCCTTTTAGTGAATTACAGCGTACCACGCAAATACCTGGAAGGCACCTGCTGTACCTGTTACAGTAGCTGTGATAACACCACTTCCGCTCGAGAAGTACTTGCTGTCAAAAGTGGTCATGGCGTCTTTCATAGCTCTCTTTAACCCGAGCTCCGTTGCTTTAGCAACATCCGTTGTGATGAAGCCGTTTGTTACTGCAGCTCCACCATTGCCCGAGTAGCCAACACAAACTGTTGAAGGAAGCGTGAACACCGTGCTTATCTCAATCCAGACATCGATCACGAAAGCGTTTCGCGGGATGTGAATGAGATTGTAGGTATCCGCCGTTACTGCAGATAACCTCTTGCTCTTTGCGAACATGAAGTTATCAGAAAAACTGTGCGTGAAACGATCTGTTGCCATGGAGTCCTCCTCTTACGCTAAGGGTGCACCCCACGAGCTACCCACGATAACTCCGAAGTCCTTGGAGTCGAACCGTGTTTTAGCACACCCAAAAATGCCGCCGCCCCTGATCATGACGAACCTTCCAGCATCCTTAGTGTAGGGGACAAAAGCCATCGTTGTCGATTTAGACTCCCCTGCACCACCCCAAGCAAATGCTGCCGCCTGGGCACCGAGTAACAAGTTTCTGTAAACACCGGTTTTGCCGCTCGAAACAACCGACTGAAAGACCCTTTCAGACTTCGAGACAAGCATTCCGTTGTACTCAAACTCCACATTGGGCTGCTGGAGTTTCTGAGCGGACCTGAGCAG